GTAACCCCTATTCCTATGCCACACAGATTTTATGGCAGATCAATTTCAGAATTAGTTGAAGATGTTCAATTAATGAAATCTACTGTGATGCGACAGTTGTTAGACAATATGTATTTAACAAATAACAACAGAGTTGCAATCATGGATGGTATGGTTAATATGGATGACCTACTTACGACTAGACCTGGTGGAATCGTTAGAACTAAACAACCACCTAACCAAGTTTTACAACCCCTACAAGCTCAACCAATTTCACAACAAGCTTTTCCTTTATTAAGTTATTTAGATTCAGTTAGAGAAGGTAGAACTGGTGTTTCAAAAGAAGCTCAAGGTTTAAGTCCTGATACATTAAATGCTAAAACTGCAACTGGTGTAATGCTTTGATGACGCAAACTCAAATGAGATCAGAATTGATTGCTAGAGTCTTTGCAGAAACAGGTGTTAAAGAATTATTTAAAAAAATATTTGAACTAATGGTTAAGTATCAAGATAAAGAAAAAATTATTATGATGAGTAACCAATACATTCCAGTTAGACCTACTGAGTGGAAAGATAGATTCAATATATCAATTGTTGTAGGATTAGGAACTGGTTCTAAAGAACAACAAACTATAATGTTAAATTCTATTTTAGAAAGACAAATTCAAGCCTTCCAATTACAAGGAGGTAGAGAATTACCAATGGTGAGTCTTAAAAATATATATAATACTTTAACGAAGATGGTTGAAAACGCTGGACTTAAAAATGTAGATACTTACTTTGTTAATCCAGATGTGGGTAAACAAATGATGCCACCACCACAACCACCTGAGCCATCTCCAATTGAAAAAATTGAATTTACTAGAATTGATGCTGAGAATAAAAGAAAAATGGCAGATATTGAAATTAAATATAAAGAGTTAGAGCAAGATAATAAAAAATTAATGTTAGATTTTGAAGCTAAAATGAAAGAAATGTCTTTGAAATATAATACTCAATTAGATAGTGCAAAAATTAAAGCAGATGCAGAGATGGAAAAGATAGTATTTTCAGAACAAAGTAAAATCCTTGACCAAGCACAAAAATCAACTAATATGTTTCAACAACAAGTAAAAGGATTAAATGGAAACGAAAGACCAGACGACAGAGCGGTGGAAGTGAGCCGATCGAACGAAGCGAAACAAATATTGGGGAGTAAACTTTTTCAAGAGAGTATAGAACTCTTAAAAAATTTATTCTGAAGCACTACTTTTAAAACAGTGCTGATGAAAGTGATACTAGAGAAAAACTTTGGATCGCTTATAATGTTGTAGGTAAAGTTGAGCAACACTTACATACAATAGTTGAGACTGGAAAACTAGCTTCGAAACAGTTAGAAGATTTCAGACAACAACAGAATAACACAAAATTTTAACCATTAAGGTTAGAATAAGCCAAGTCGAAAGACAGCTTAACTAGGAGAAGACTATATGTCTAACGGAAACCCCTTGCTGAACAAAGAGTCAGTACAAGGTGCAGCTAAAACTATTGAAGGTTTGATGGACTCTAATGGAGTTATCAACAAATCTACAAAAGAAGCAGCACCAGTTGAACCAGAAGAAACTACAGAAGTAGAATCTGAGGTTGAACAAAAACCAGAAGCTCAACTTGATGAAACTCAAGAAGTTGATGAAGAAGAACAAGCATCAGAAGATGAAAATGCAATTGAAGAAAAAGCAACCGATCTACACCAGGTTACAGTTAATGGTGAAAAGATTGATGTTGACCTTGATGAATTAAAAGCAGGTTATCAAAAGGATGCCGACTACAGACGAAAAACTGAAGAAATAGCAATCGAAAAAAGAGAGCTTAAATCTGAGGAAGATCGTTTGAAGAATCAGTATTCAACTAAAATGGATGATTTAAATTCATTAGTAGTTACTTTAAATGCTGAGATTAACAATGATATGAATTCTAAGGAGCTTGATGCTCTTTGGGATGAAGATCCAACTGAAGCTGCTAGAGTTGATCGTAAGATGACTAAAAGAAAACAAACGATTCAACAAGCACAGCAAAGATTGAGAGAACATCAAAATGCTCAATTTCAGGAAGTGTTAAAAAGTGAACAAAAAAAACTTCACTTAAAACATCCTGTACTTGCTGATCCTATGAAGGGTAATGCAGTTAAGTCAAATATTATGAACTACCTAAGTTCTAAAGGATTCTCAAATGAGGATGTTTCTAGGATTTATGATTCAAGATATTTTGATGTGATTATGGATGGAATGAAAGCTAATGCAGTTAAAACTAATTTAGTAAGTAAAAAAGTTAAACCATCTAAATTTGTTAGGTCAGGCGTTAAAACTACTAAAGAAGATATAAATAGCCAAACTAGGTTGAATCAGATTAAGACGTTGAAGAAATCAGGAAGCACAAAAGATGCTACCGATTTATTGATGCGTTATCTATAAACAATAACCTAACGGAGAAAATAAAATGGCTACATATCAAACATACCAAGCTATAGGAAACAGAGAAGACCTATCGGATATTATATATTCGATCAGTCCAACTGAAACTCCTTTTATGTCTGGAATTGCGAAAACAAAAGCAACAAACACACTACATGAATGGCAAACTGATGCACTAGCTGACGTTGCTGCGAATGCTGCTATTGAAGGAGCTAGTATAAGTTATGCAACTCTAACACCATCAGTTAAAGAAACTAACTACACTCAAATTTCTACTAAAGGAATTAAAGTTTCAGGAACGCAAGATTCTGTAACTTCTGCTGGAAGAAATAATGAGTTAGCTTACCAAGTTGCAAAAAGTGCTAAAGAGTTAAAAAGAGATATGGAAGTAGCTCTTTTAACTAATATCGCTAAAGCAGCAGGTGATGCTACTACAGCTAGAAAACTTGGAGGAGCTCAAACTTGGTTTGAAACTAATGTTGACGCTGGTGCAGGTGGTTCAGGTGCTGGTAATGGTGCAATCAGAACAGATGGTACTCAAAGAGCATTTACTGAAGCACAATTAAAAGGTGTTCTAGTATCTTGTTACAATGAAGGCGGAAACCCTAACATGATTATGGTTAATGCTTTTAACAAGCAAAAACTATCTGGATTTACTGGTGGTTCTACTAGATTTGACGCTGCAGAAGATAGAAGATTAATTACTTCTATTGATGTATATGAGTCAGATTTTGGAACTATGCAAGTATCTCCTAATAGATTCATAAGAGGTGCTAATGCTACTTCTGCTAAAATAGGTCAAGATGCACTTATTTTAGATATGGAATACTGGGCTTGTTCTTTCTTAAGAGACTTCTCACTACAAACTCCTGCACAAGACGCTGATGCAGATCAGAGATTTATGGTTGCTGAATACACTCTTGAGTCAAGAAATGAAAAAGCAAGTGGTTTAATCACAGATTTAACTACTTCATAATAAATAAATTTGCTTGGGGTGTAACCTAAAAAAATGCACCCCAGTCAATTAAACAAAACGTTGAAATCTTAATAAGGTTATAGATGGAACAACAAATGGAGAAAACACAATGAGAACATAAACGATACTTTTAACATCAGCAATACTGACGTATCAACTGCATCATCTACTTTTGTAGTATACCAGACGCTGGTAGAATAGTTAAAATATTTGCTCACAACAAAGCAACCACTACTGGAACTGCAGCTGTTACTTTTGAAATAGACGGTGTAGCTTGTACTTCTGGTGCAATAAGTCATATTGCAACAGCTTCAGCTGGAAAACAATATGAAGTAGAACCTACAGCATTAAATAATGTAAATGAAGGTTCAGCACTTGAATGTATTACAGATGGTGGATCTACAAACGCTTCTAAAATGGAAATAACTTTTGTTATTAGAAGATAATAAGATATAACAATATTTGGGGGATCTTACCTAGCGGTACTTCCCCCTTACTAACTAATGGAGAAATAAAATGAGTTTTAATTACGGACTAAGACCTATAACACATCAAGGTAAAACAAGTGATGGAACATCTGCTCAATCTAGTGCTTTTGGATCACAAACTGAATATGTAAGAATAGCAGCAACTGCTGATGTTTATATTTTATTCGGTGCAAACCCAACTGCTGTTGCAACTGCTGATTCATCAACTATCTTTATACCTGCTGACCAACCTGAAATTTTTAAAGTTTCACCAGGTGAAAAAGTAGCTTTTATTGGTACTGCTGAAATTTCTATTACTGAAATGTCTGGCTAATGGCTAAACAAAATTTTGCATTTTATGTAAAAAGAGATCAGAATAAAAAACGACCAGGTTGCCATAAGAAATCTCAGAACAAATCTGAGTGTAGGCAAAAAAGTCAGAATAGATATAAAGGTCAAGGCAAATAATGAGAAAAGATACAGTATTAGATGGACTACAAAAAACTACTTACATACAAGATGATATGGAAGGTAAAATTATTACTAAGGAAGAAGTTAATATAACTCCTCACTTAGAACATAATAAAAAACTATTAAATTTAAATGATGGTTATTCTAAATCAAGAGATTTAAAAAGAGTTGCTAGTATTCCAACTATTGCTTTAAGTGTCTGGGCAAAAGAGTATAATGGTAGTAATAATTGGTTTGGTTTACCACCAGAAGTACAGAATAAAATATTAAAAACAAAATTGAATAGTAATGAGTTTCAATACTTTAAAACAGCAGAAGGTAATATATAATGGCATTAGCAACTTACTCAGATTTAAAAACATCACTTGCAAATTGGTTAAATAGAACTGATCTAACAACAGAGATAGCGGAAGACTTTATTGTCTTAGCAGAAAAA